AAATCAGTCGGCCGCATTTTCTGACGCAACACTTACGATACTTTCATCAAAAAATACAGCAATAACAGAGGTGCGTTTTAGAGATGTGTTTCCAATCTCTCTTACTGGATTACAATATAATCAACAAGCGACTGATGTAAACTATCTTACATCTGACGTCACTTTTAAGTATAGTCTTTACGAGTTTGCCTCTTCAATAAATTCATCAGGAGTTACAGTTACAACCTCATAACACTTGATTTTTTATAAGACCTATGATATATTATTAGTGATATGGATTTAGAACAATTACAAAATGAGGCAGATAAAGATTTAAAGATTAATGACACGGAACTTGACCTTGAATCAATACGAATACCGGCTCTTCATAACAAATATTTAAAAGAATATACAAGATATAAGTTGCTTTTAACACGTGCTGAAAACGATTTAAACACGCTTAGACGAGAAAAATGGGAGTATTACACTGGTAAGTCTTCACCAGAGGTATATCAGGCAAAACCCTTTGATTTAAAGATATTAAAGACTGATGTTGAACGTTATATAGAGGCAGATATAGAAATACAAAATGCGATATCAAAAGTATCGTATCTTACTACCACTGTTGACTTTTTAGAAAGAACACTACGAGGTATTACAAATAGAACCTTTATGATTAAAAATGCAATTGAGTGGAGGCGTTTTACAAGCGGTGCCGTATAATGTTTTTAGAAAACAATCATTGTATATCCGTAGGTTATTTTAATAAAAAATTTTGTGATGAGATTATTACTCTTGGAGAAAAAAATACAAAGTTATCTGCCAATTTAGATAAACAGGCAAAAGATACAAGTAAAAGAAATTCAAAGATATCTTGGATAAAAGATAACAACGTAATTACACAGATACTACCCATACTTTTTGAACACAATAAAAAGGCAAAATGGAACTTTAATATAGTTGAATTAGAGCCATTACAATACACAGTTTATGACATAAACGACCATTATGATTGGCACATTGATAGTCACTCAAAACCATATGCAAATGGTTATATACGAAAAATAAGTTTTACAATTTGTTTAAATGATAATTATGAAGGCGGTGAGTTTGAAATATCTAAACCAAACCCTAAACCAGAAAAACATATCAATATAAAATTAAGTGATAAATTTACACAGGGCACAATTATAACATTTCCATCTTTTGTTTGGCATAAAGTAAATCCTGTAACACAAGGTACAAGAAAAGTATTAGTGGGTTGGTATGTTGGCCCATCTTTTGTGTAATGACACCAACAAAATATATCATCATAGATAAAAAAAATGAAGTCTATCTAAAGATAGAGGCAGAAGACTCTATACGTAGAGAACTTTCAGAACATTTTACTTTTGAAGTACCGGGTTATAAATTTATGCCAGCGTTTAGAGGACGATACTGGGACGGTAAAATTCGACTTTTTTCTTATGCGACTGGTCAAATCTATGCCGGTCTATATCCTTATATTGTAAACTGGTGTAATGAAAATAAAGTACAGGTAGTAGATGGCACAAAGATAAAAGATGTTGTAATAGACGAAAAGAGTGTAGATGAGTTTATAAAGGCTCTAAAGATACCAATGAATATAAGAGATTATCAAAAAGAAGGGTTTACACACTCAATTAAAAAGAGTCGCTGTTTGTTACTATCACCTACGGCCTCTGGAAAGTCTCTTATTATCTATTTACTTGTAAGATTTAATCTATTACGTTTAAAAGAAAAAACAAATAATAAGATACTTATAATTGTACCCACAACATCTCTGGTTGAACAGTTATACAAAGATTTTAATGACTATGGTTGGAACTCACAAAAAAATATACATAAAATTTATTCAGGTCACGAAAAAGATACGAATAAGAATGTAATTATTTCTACCTGGCAGTCTGTATATAATCTACCTAAAAAATGGTTTAAGTCTTTTGGTATGATTGTTGGTGACGAGGCTCATCTTTTTAAGGCCGTATCTCTTACAAAACTAATGACAAAACTTGAAGATTGTAAGTATCGTATCGGTCTCACTGGAACACTTGACGGTTCAAAGACACACAAGTTAGTATTAGAGGGTCTCTTTGGTGCCGTAAATAAAGTAGTTTCTACATCTGAACTACAAGAGAAAAAACAACTTGCCGATTTAAAAATTTATTGTCTAATTTTAAAACACTCTGCACAGGCCTGTCACTTTTTAAAAGATAAAACATATCAGGAAGAGATGGACTATCTTGTATCAAATACACAGAGAAACAAATTTATTCGAAATCTTTGTTTATCACTTGAAGGTAATACACTATGTCTATTTCAATATGTTGAAAAACACGGTTTATTATTAAAAGATTTAATTGAACAAAAGGCAGACAATCGAAAAGTATTTTTTGTCTATGGCGGTGTCGAAGCCGAAGAAAGAGAGAAGGTTCGTTTTATTACAGAAAAATCTGAGAACGCAATTATTATTGCAAGTTACGGAACCTTTAGCACAGGTATCAATATTAGAAATCTACACAATATTATATTTGCAAGTCCAAGTAAATCTCGTATTCGAAATCTACAAAGTATCGGTAGAGGATTACGATTAAAAGACAATGAGTCTTCGGCGACACTCTACGATATCGCAGACGATTTAACATATAAAGAAAAAGAAAATTATACGTTAGCGCACTTTAGAGAAAGAATAAATATATACACAAGTGAAAACTTTAATTACGAGATACACAACATAGATTTAAACAATGCATCAAACGATAGAATTAGTAAAGATAATTAAACTTATTAACGGCGATGATATTGTTTGCGTTTTGCCAAAAGAACAGCTAGACGAGGCATCACCGCTTGTAAGACTTGAAAAACCATTACAGATTAAATACATATCACAATTAACGGCCAGAGGTTTAAGAGATTATGTGGCGTTAATAAAATGGACAGGTTATACAAACGACCAGGTCATAACGATACCAGGCATCACCGCTTGTAAGACTTGAAAGACCATTACAGATTAAATACATATCACAATTAACGGCCAGAGGTTTAAGAGACTATGTGGCATTAATAAAATGGACAGGTTATACAAACGACCAGATCATAACGATACCAAAAGATAAGATACTTACAATTACAAGTGCAACAAACGAAATGTCAAAGAGCTATCTTGACGTTTCTAAAAGATATGATTTGATTGAAAATATGTACCCCGCCGGGACAAATTTTGAAACAAAAGATGAAGTTGAAAAAAAGACAAATAATGAAATTAATTTTGAAAAATATTCTACGATTAAAAAGACGCTACACTAGTTACCCTACTCTATCTCTCGGTAACGCTCTACAAGCTCTATTATACATAAAAACTGAAAAAAGTCAACCACTTACTTGACAAAAAATAAAAGGTGTTGTAATATAAATTATGAATACAAAAAAAGAACATTATGTAAATAATAAAGACTTTCTTTTGGCTATGATTGAGTATAGAAAACTCTGTAAAAAGGCAAAAAGAGACGGTAGTCCCAAGCCACCTGCGTCAGATTATATAGGACAATGTTTTTTAAAGATTGCAAATCACTTATCGTATAGACCTAATTTTATAAACTATACGTTTAGAGATGATATGATATCCGACGGTATTGAAAACTGTCTACAGTATTTGGATAATTTTGACCCGGTAAAATCTAAAAATCCATTTGCTTATTTTACACAGATTATATACTACGCCTTTGTAAGAAGAATACAAAAAGAAAAGAAACAAGTAATTATAAAACACAAGATACTTACAGACTCTAACTTTGATGATATGTCACTCATGCCGGGTGAAGATAAAGAATTTTCAAATCAATTTACAGAATTTTTAAAAAAAAATTTACCGATAGAAGAAACACCAAAGATAGAGAGACTCTCTACATATAAAGAGATTAAACAAGAAAAACAAAGAAGAATTAAAAGTAAAAGAAAAAAAAATACACTAGAATATTTTTTAACTTAGAATGAAGATTGCACTGTTGAACGACACGCACTTCGGTTGTCGTAATGATTCGCCCGCATTTATGACTTATCAAAATAGATTTTTTGATGAGATATTTTTTCCTTACATAATAGAAAATAATATAAAGACACTTATACATTTAGGTGATATTGTTGATCGTAGAAAGTTTATTAATTTTCAGATAGCTCATAACTTTCAAAATAAGTTTTGGAAAAGATTATGGGAACTAAAGATTGATACACACGTTATTATTGGTAATCACGACACGTATTATAAAAATACAAACGAAGTAAATGCTATGCAACAATTAATTACAACGTTTGATGGTGTAAATGAACCTTGGATTTATACTGAACCAAAGACAATGAACTTTGATGG